TGAAGCAGGTGCATTTACTTTTGTTGAACAAGGTACAGTTAATGCTGATGCTGGTTTTGTTTGTACCAACAACAAAGGTGATGGTGTTGTAGGAACAAATGCACTGGTTTTCTCTCAGTTCTCCGGTGCTGGTTCAATTGTTGCTGGTGATGCTCTTACCAAATCCGGAAACACTTTAAATGTAGCTGTTGATGGATCTTCAATTGAAGTTAGCTCAGATGCACTTAGGGTTAAAGCTTCTGGAATCACCAATGCAATGTTGGCAGGAAGCATTGCCGATAGCAAGTTGAATCAAATCACTACCGGTGACAAAGTTGCTGGTTCTGCTGTTCAACTTGGAAGCAATGGTGGTCTTTTGAACTCTACCGGTTTGAAAGTTGATGTTGATGATTCCAGTGTTGCATTGACTGCTGGTGGTAAAGTTGAAGTTAAAGCTGGTGGTGTTACTTTAGGTAAATTAGGTCTTACACCAAAGTTTATGTCAGAATCCATTTCTGGTGGCGCAACTACAACCATTGCACTCACCAATCGTGTTGTTGAATCTTCCTTCCGTGATGGTGGATTTATCCGTGCATTCCGAAATGGTCAGCGTATGGAATACAAAGCTTCTGGTGCAAGCACTAATAGCCAGTATTCTATTTCTGACAATGGTTCAGCCACTTCAATTGTTGCCGGTGCTGCATTTGAAGATGGAGACATTGTTTTCATTGACTTCATGTACTAAGTAAAAATCAATGTGTTATTATGGGGGTGGTTAATTCCACCCCCTTTTAATTTTAGGATAAAAATTACATGAATCTAAAAGCTATTATAGAATACAACAAAGAACAGGCCAAGGTATATGAATGGACTCCCCAGTGGTTCGGGGCTTTCATGTTTGATGCAAATCTCGTACAAAAAATTAAGGACTTCCAGAAAAGTGAAGGATTGACTGATGATGGAATGTGCGGTCCAAGCACATATCGACGAATGTGGACACATAGAGAATCAATGGAATCAGAAAAATATCGTTCTCCTTTAATTAAAAATGGCGAAAAATTTATAGTTCACAATGGAAATCCATATCCAATTAAATGGCACAAAGTGGTTCTTTGGAGTGATGATAATGGATTGCCATGCAGGTCATACAGCAAAAGAGGGGGAAGAGAAGATAGAAATCCCACTATGTTTGTCAACCACTGGGACGTTTGTCTAAGCAGTAAAAGTTGTGCAAAAGTACTGAATAAACGGGGATTATCGGTTCACTTCCTCATTGATAATGATGGAACAATTTTTCAGTGTATGGACACTCAACACATTGCCTATCATGCAGGAAAATATAACCAGTATTCAATTGGAGTAGAAATCTCCTGTGCCTATAGCCTAAAATATCAATCTTGGTATCAAAAACGTGGATTTGGAACTCGTCCTATTATGGAGGGGGTCAAGGTGCATGGAAAGACATTAAAGCCCTTTTTGGGCTTCTATCATGCTCAATTAGAAGCTCTTGCAGCACTATGGGAAGTGATTAATCGAGCTTGTCCAGAAATATCTCTTGCGACTCCAGAAGAAAAGGATACTGTTTCAAAAGAAATTGCAGCACATAAATTCAATGGATTCTGTAGTCACTTTCACCTTACCAAAGGGAAGATTGACGTAGCCGGAGTCGATTTGGATGAAATTAAAAATAAAGCCATAAAAATACGAGGATAAAATGGAATATTATATTTTTTATATGACGTTTGAAGATAAAGTAATGCCAATTTACTGTACCGGAATTGGTGATGATCCGTTGGTTGAAGATCATTATTTATTTACAGGTGTAAAGCATTTGGATGATAAAGCTTTTCCTGCGTTGAAAGTTAACGCTATATCTCTACCAAAGAAAACAATTAAATATTACTTAAAAGGTGTTGAAATTCCAATTGAAGAAAAAGAACAAATTGACGACGAATCCGAAGAAATAGAAGAATATTCTGAAGAAGAGTCCGAAGAAATTCAGCCAGAACCGCCCAAGCAAAAATTTAAAAGAAGACAAAGGCTAAAGATTAGAAAGTAAACAACATCTATAGTTTTTCTTTATAATATTCATTATTGATGAAAAATGCCCGTATACTGGGAACGAAGGCTAAAAACAACTTTTTCTTGGATACGCACATGAAAAAAAAATTGTCGATCTATGCCATATCTAACTCACACATAATTAATTAATAATTAATTATATATACTAGAATTGAATTAATTAATTTGGAGTTATTATGAATATATTAGAAATGCTTGTTGAATATGGGATGGCAGGAATATTTATTGCCTACATGATTTGGCAGGATTCTTCCAACTCCAAGAAAGCAGAAGCTCAATTGGAAAAGTTTGATGCACAATTGGATAAGATAAGAGAAAAGCAGCAAGCTGATGAGCGAGCTTTAAGAGATAGATATGATTCTGTGATTGAGAAGTATGATGCAGAGCGAGATGATTTAAAAGTTGAAGTTATGTCTTTAATTAAAGATTCTTCGAATCAAATAGAAAACTTTCAAAAGTCTTTGGAAGATTTTTCTGTTCAGTTAAAAAGTCAAAACTTTTTGATTGAAGATCAAAGTCGGTCATTGGAAAAGAATGGAGACAGCATAAAAAGTATCTTAGCTAGTGTGGAATCTTGTTTGAAACTTATTCAAGACATGATTTCTGATCAGAAAATAAGAGATGCTGCCAGTGCTGCTGCTAAAAGTCAATTTTCTTATATAAATCGTAAAAAAGATTAGGTGATAAATTTAAATTTTTAGGCTATTATCTATTTGTATAGGAGAAGGTAATGGCTAAATCTAATTGGAAAGGATCAAGTGGTTGGGGTGCAATTGATGACCCAACTTCTGCATTGTCCGGCAGGGTTTTGGTGGTTTCCGCAGGTGCTACACAAACCTCGGAAGACTATCTTACACAAGTGGTGGGAACATCTACTGCGTTTAGTGTTTCACATTATTGTGTTACAATGGATTATGCTTTTGCAAGCTCAATTTACGAATTTGAAGCTGGTACTTTAGGTCTAATTGCTCGTGCAGGTAATTACTCTGGAGGAAGTCCAAGTACTGCACAGGATGCTTATATTGCTTATTTTAGCAATAGAGATAATACCGTAGATATAATTAGGCGCAAAAATGGTGTTGAGAACAAGCTTGCAAGTGCGACAATTCCAAGAAATATAACAACTCGCTCCACTAAACATAATTTAAAATTTAAATGCTATGGAACTTCACCAACAACACTACGTTTTTTAATCGATAATACGATTGCCATAAACATTGGGGATAACACAACAAGTGAAATTACGAGTGGAGATCCTGGCATACATGTAAACGGTGGAACAGTTTACGCTGATAATTTTACAGTAATAGAATATACTTCTGGTGGTGCTGATCCGGCAGATTGGTCGCCTTCTAACCTTGCAACACCCGCAAACATGTCCGTCTGGTTGCGATCTGATAGTGGAGTAACAACCGTGGCTGGAGTAGTTACAGCATGGACTGATAAAAGTACTAATGCTAACGATGCAAGCGGTGGTGGTTCAGGTCCGGCGGTTACTACAGCAGGATTAAATGGATATGACACTATTAACTTTGCCGGGGCAAATTATTTAACTATTGCAGACTCGGCGACTGTTGATCTTAATGCTTCTGGAGTTAGTTTTATTGCGGTTATAAAGACCACTAACAGCACTGCTGCTTCTACGCAGGGAATAATCACTAAGGAATCTACCTGGAACTATTCCATAAAAATGGATGGTGCAAGTTTAGGAAGTGTATCGTTTTCCAATGGTGCGAGTTCGGATGAATCGACAGCAGGTAGCAATCCGGTAAATGACTGGAATATTGCGATTATGAACAAGTCTGATAAGTATTATATCAATGGTTCTGAACAAGGTGCTGCTGCGTACACGCCTGCTGCGGATAACACTAAAACAGTATATGTCGGCGCATGGAATGCCAGTGCCGGTCCGACCATATCCAGCTACCTGACCGGTGAAATCGCTGAATTAATCGTTTATAATGGTCAACTTACAACCGCCGAAAGGCAAAACATAGAAGGTTATGTTGCATGGAGATATGGATTGCAGTCTAACTTGCCCGCCACACATCCATATAGAAACTTCGCTCCTACGGTGTAAATATGTCTCGTTCAAATTGGAAAGGATCATCAGGTTTTGAAGCTGTTAATGATCCGACTGGTGTTTTAGATCGGATGTGTCTACAAGCCAGTACTGGCATGTATCAAAGGTGCGAAGAATATTTAATCCAAGAGATAGGAACAAGTAATACTTTTAATAAAAATCATTATAATATTTTATTTGATTTTGCTATTTCTGCTGATGAAGACTTTAATGGTTCCCTGGCCATCATAGCAAGGGCTGGGAACTACACTGCGGTTGCTACGAAGCCAGTAATGGCACAGAATTGTTATATAGTAAACATTACCAAAACTAAAATAGAAATATTTAGACGAATCAATAATGTATCAAGAAGTTTAGTTACTTCCAAAGTAAGATTTAATTTTTTTCCTAACATTAAATATAATGTATCTCTTAAATGTTATGGAAATACATCTGTTGGTGCTACTTATTTGCAATTGTATATAAATGGGCAGTTGCTTACTAGCCTTATTGATTCAAGTGGTCTTCAAATAACCACTGGTGTTCCTGGGTTTGGTGTATGGAATGGATCAGTCTATTTAAACAATTTTGTAGTTATGGAGCTAGATTCTTCGGGATTCGCGGTATAATACACTGATACAGGATATTTGTTGACAACTAACCAAAGCAAGGTTATAATCTGAGAGATAACTAAGGGAGTTAGTATGTCAAATAAACCTATTTTTGCCGTTCGTGGTAACGACTTGCCTCGTCGGGAAATATATAAAAAACTAAAAAATATCTGGTTGGGTGACACCGGTAAAACAAATAGACAACTTGCTGAAATGATTGGAGTTAGTCCTCAAGTAGCCTCAACGTATGCCACTGGAACCGATGGAAGAACCCCTCCATGGAGTGCTATCATGACGCTTTGTAATGAATTGGGTTATCAGGTTGTTGTTAGACCAAGCGAAGTTAAAATAGAAAAGATCCTACAGGAGGTGATATAATGTCAAAGGCAAGAAAACCAAGAGCCACTCAAAGAAGAGTTGAGGCAGCAGAGTTTTATTTAAATATTGCAGGAACATGCACTGTTTTTGCTGGTATGCCATCAGATAATTTAAATAATAACGAAAATGCTGACTTAATAAATATTATAAAAGAAAACAGAAAAATGCTTAGTATGGGAAAAGAATACATACAGGATTTATTACTTTGGGAAAAAGACCGGTTGTTGTTTAAAAAGAAGAGCGATGATTAAAACAACATCCCATAGTCAGGAAGAGATCATTGCATCTATTTTAAAATTGCACTCCGCAAATGGGTGCATTGATCTCGACCCTACCTATTCCAAAGGTGTTTTTTACAAAGGGAGCATAAAAGAGCCTCGATATTGCTTTGATATTGAACCAAAGTTCCCGCATGTCGGGCAAGCATGTGCAACCAAATTGCCCCTACCAGACAATCACGTTGATACGATTATGTTTGATCCTCCTTTTCTGGCTACGCAAGGGCCTTCTTTAAAGGAATCAACGAATGGAAACATTATTAATAGTCGGTTTGGAGTATACCCAACTGAAAAATTGCTTCATGAATTTTATGATTATTCTCTTATGGAGTTTTATAGAATTCTTAGAAAGAATGGAATTGTTATCTTTAAATGTCAGGACAAAGTTAGTTCTGGAAAGCAGTATTTCTCTCATTGTTTTGTTTACAATAAAGCTATTGAGAATGGTTTTTATCCAAAAGATTTTTTTATTCTTCTGGCCAAACATCGAATAGTTGCCGATTGGCAAAAAAAGAATCAAAAACATGCTCGAAAATATCACAGTTACTTCTGGGTTTTTCAAAAGAAAGGACGAAAAATAAATTATGTATGATATAATTTACGCAGATCCTCCGTGGGATTACAAGGGACAATCTCAGCACAATGGTCAGGGGGGTAAGAGTAGTGGTGGTGCATTGTCACATTATAATACTCTTACTTTAAAGGGATTGAAGGAATTGGGAATTCCTTCGCTTTGTGCTGACGATTGTCTTCTTTTTATGTGGGCAACGAGCCCTCATTTAGATCAGGCCATCGAATTGATGAAGCACTGGGGTTTTAAATGGGCGACTGTTGGATTTGTGTGGAATAAATGCCGGGTAAACCCAGGATTTTATACTATGTCACAATGTGAGTTATGTCTTATTGGTAAAAAAGGACGCATACCAAAGCCAAGAGGCGCACGAAACATTCGGCAATTGGTCAATCACCCTCGGATGAAGCATAGCCAAAAGCCGGATGAAGTTAGAAAACGAATAGAGGAAATGTTTCCTACTCAGAGGAAGATAGAATTATTTGCAAGGCAGAAGGCCGAAGGTTGGGATGCTTGGGGGAATGAGGTAGATGGAAAGAAATTGCCCATTTAATAGAGTTAAGTCTGGAATAGATCGAATAGATGTAATTAATTATTTAATAAATAAATTTAATTATAAATCATATTTAGAGATTGGAGTTCAATCTGGATATAATTTTTATTCTGTTCGGTGTGATAACAAGGTTGGTGTAGATCCTTTTCCGTGTCCATGTCCAAAATGTAAAATTAAATGGAATAATGGTAAAAAAAATGGTCAATTTAAAGAAGTAACAAGTGATGATTTTTTTAAAACTAATCAGAAAAAATTTGATATTGTATTTATTGATGGGCTGCACAAATCAGAGCAAGTTTATAAGGATTTTGAAAATGCCGTTACTTCCTTAAATGAAGGAGGTGTAATACTTCTCCATGATATGTTGCCTATTAAGGAAGAACATCAAATTTCTTATCCGAGTAACTTTATGCCGCTTGTCTTTTCCAAAGACAATGGACAATGGAATGGAGACTGTTGGAAGGCGTTTGTTAGACTTCAAGAAAAATATATTTCTTGGGATTTTAATTGTATTGATATGGATGAAGGAATTGGAATTGTTAAAAAGCTTAAACATCCCTTAGATCAAACTTTAATTAAGGCTGATTTAACCTGGAAAAACTTTATAAAATACAAAGAAAATTGGATGAAACCAATTAGTTATAAGAAATTTAAGGAAAAATATGACAAATAAATATATATATTTTCATACCGCATGTATTGGTATATGGGAAGAAGTTGTTACTAAAATATATAATAGTATAAAAGCGTCAGGGCTTTATGATGAAGTAAAGGAAATTCGCTGTTCTGTTATTGGTGACAAAGATGAATTCTTAAAGGTTGTAAATAATGATTCAAAATATAAAATAATATTTAATTCAAATGAAAAACAATTTTTGTCTTCTAATTGGGCAACGCAAACAGAAACATTGAATTTAAACGAGGTTTTTAAAGATACAAATAGTGTTTCATGGAAAGATATATTGGAATATGGTACGAATTTATGGAAAAGCAAAGTTGTGATTCCTACCGATAGACCGATTCATAATGAAGAAATAATAATAACAAAATTACACGAACATTCGCTCCAGGAAGACTTTCAAGTTCTTTATATTCACAGCAAGGGAGTCAAGAGATCGGTGACTGAGCCGGAATTGTATCCTATGATGAGAGACTGGTTGGATTGTTTGATATATTTTTATATTACTAAATATAAAACCCTAATAAAAGAATTAGATGAATTCGATGTAAGTGGAATAAATTTAAGTCGATTTCGTGGAAAATATAAAGATCTTCATTATGGAGGAAACTTTTTCTGGGCTAATTCTAAATACATACGAAAGTTAAAAACTAAGTTATGCGAGATGTATAGGGGTCCAGAAATTTGGATCACACAAAGATTGGATGGTAATTTTATCTCCTTGTGGAATGATGAAGTAAATCACTATACTGAGTTATATCCACCTTCAGAATATAAAAATAAGCCATTACAACGACATATTGTAAAAGGAAGACAAAAGCTATAGGAGATATTATGAATATCGATAGAGAACAATTGCAGGGAATAAGAGAAGCATTCAAAAAAGAAGCTGAAGCGGCGGCAGTTTGGGTGGATATAGATGATGTAGTTCCCTGGGATCAAAACCCAAGAATAAACGAACACGCTGTGGACAAGGTAGCGGAAAGTATAAAAAGGTTTGGATTTGCTAGTCCAATTATTGCCAGGAAAGCAGATTCAAGTATAATCGCCGGGCATACTCGCTGGCTCGCGAGCAAGACCTTGGGTTTAGAAAGAGTTCCAGTCAGGTTTATGGATTTAGATCCGGCTGATGCAAAGTTATTGGCAATTGCTGACAACAAATTAGGCGAATATGCAAATTGGGATGATGAATTGCTCTCAGAAATACTTACTGATTTAAGTGAATTTGGAGCAGATCTTTCTGAAACAGGATTTGCCGATGACGAATTGGAGGATCTACTTAATTTTGAATTCGATAATAACTTTGATTCTGACTTTGAACCTGAAGATAAAAGTGACTTAGATCATTACAATGATCTTCCAGAGCAGGAAGACTCTCTATTTAAAGAGGGTATGGAAGTTGAGTTGGGGAAACATAAAATCATTTGTGGAGACTGCGTATCCGAGATGAAAAAAATGGAGTCTAATAGTGTCGATGCAATATGTACAGACCCGCCTTATGGGATTGATTATATGGCGAAAAAATGGGACTCAAGCACACCTAAAAGCGATTGGGCTATTGAGTGCCTACGCATACTGAAACCTGGGGGTCATATTATTGCGTTTGGAGCAAATCGAACGATGCACCGGGTAACTACAACCTTGGAAAATGTAGGTTTTGAAATACGTGATGTAATTAACTGGGCATACGCCAGTGGGTTCCCTAAATCAAAAAATCTTAGTGCAGCAATTGATAATCATTTTGGGCTGGAAAGACCTGTCATAGGTAAGAAAACCCTCACTGGAACCGCAAAACCCAATAAAGGAGGGGGTGGTCATGGTGGTTTCCATACACGCTCCGCAGAATGGAACGAAAGAGATGATGATCACCATGAATATGAGATAACCGGACCAGCCAGCGAAGAAGCAAAGAAATTTGATGGTTGGGGAACCAATTTAAAGCCTGCCTATGAGCCATGTGTGCTAGCTAGAAAACCACTTTCGGAAAAGACCTTGGCCGAGAACCTTCTTCTTCACGGAGTCGCAGGAATTAATATCGATGAATGTCGTATTCCTTATGGAGATGAGGCATGGATAGGTAAAGTGCAAGGGAAATGGGATTATGACACTTATGGATCGAGAGAAAATGAAATTGGTAGATTCCCTGCAAATGTATTCTTCTGTAAGAAAGCAAATAGGAAAGAGAGAGAAGAAGGATGCGATTCTTTAAATCCACAGCAGAGTCATGAGATAACCAATCGCAAAGAAGGAAGTGCCGGATCAAATAATCCCAGGGCAGGACGAAGAGGAAAGGAAGACATTCGGAATATACATCCAACAGTAAAGCCAATAAAGGTTATGAATTGGTTGGTAAAACTTATTACACCTAAAAATGGTGTTGTAGTTGATACTTATTGTGGAAGTGGAACCACAATGGTTGCTGCGGAAATAGCGGATAGACGAAGCATTGGAATCGAGATAAATCCAGAGTACTGTGATATTATTCATGCAAGATTAAAGAATGTCATAGTTGAGGATTAAAATGAAACTGGAGTTTAAGATGGAATGGATTGTAGGATTGGCCGCATTTATTATTGGTGCTGGTGGAGGAACCGGTGTGACTTGGGCAATAATGCGTAAGCAGGAACCCACTATAGTGGAAACCAATAAAGTAGTGGAAAAAATGGTTGAAGTAGATTTAAGTCTAACGGAGACTGATTTGTTAAAAATACCATGTAGTGCTGATTTTATCGATAAGCATGGTGAAGGCTTATGTAGAGAAATGTTTTGTCGAATGAATACCAGATCAGGTAATCAGGCTAATTCAGCAAGCCAGAAAGAGTGCGAATCTATTTCAAATATTATCAACAGTGAATTGATAATAAAAAAATGTTTTGCCACTAAATATGTAGGTCCGCACGATCCAAATCCTGAAGAAAATAGTCAAGAGCAATTAAGAATAGATCGAGAAAATTGCATAAGGGTATTTGAAAAAAGGAAATAAAATATAAATTCCATTCATAAAAAAATGTTAGTATGGGCTAACAGGAGAAAGGTATGAGTGGAAATTGGGATACGTATATAAAAGGCGCAGCATTGTTGAGTACACTGATAGTCATACCAACCTTTGGGTGGGTTTGGTCTACCAATGTAGAAGTGCAGAAAATGCAAGTGGAATTGGAGAGTTCTCAGGAAGAGATAGAGAAAATGAAATCCAATTCAGTTGATATTCAACTCATTAAAAAAGATATTGAGTTTATAAAGACCAATATTTCAGAAGTTAAAGAATTACTGAAAAGCCAATGATTTTTTTATTATTAGTGCTTTCATGTGGAAATGATTCTCAGCCTATAGATGATAGGGAGGAGAGAAAAGCTCGTCGTAAAGAGCGGAAAAAAGAAAGAAAAGAACAATATCAAATAGTTATAAATGACCTTGAAAACACGAAAAACGATATGCAGTGCATCAAAGAATATATAACCGTACAACAAAAAACTCCGGATGAAAAATTGGATTATGATAAGTTTGAAACTAACAGTTGTCAGAAGCTGGAACTTATAAAATAAAAGAGGTATAAATGAGTACATTTACAAGAAATACAAAGATTATTTTAAGCACTGATAGCAATTCTATTTATCTTGGTGAATCTATAGCAGAAAACGTTCTTACTGTAAGTGGTTCGACAATTGTTCGTGGTACAAATATTTATGCTGGCAATAGAGGTATTGCCCTACCAGATGGTACTATTGCAAATTTCGCTGCCTATACTGCGGGGTCTGCACCAACTGATAGGCTTGCAATATATCAAGGAACAGGGACAACAAGAATAGCAACTATGGTGCGAGCAACTGGAGGAGGAAAGACTGCTGGGTCTGTATATGAAGGAGACTCTGTTGATGATGCAGATTACTTAGGCATTGAATCCGCAGCGTCAGATGGGGGTGGTGCTGCTGCTGCTGCGTATTTGTTACTGCTTCAACCCAAGTGGGGGAAACCTTCTGGATTCGCAAAAAGATACAGTAGTAAAATTATAACCTCATAAAAATTGGAGTTTCCATGAGTGAAGAAAAAAAATCAGTAATAGAAGCCATTAATAAAACCCCTTTGCGATCTAAAAAATTTATTGCAGCCATGATTTGGAATTTACTGTGGCTTATGTTGATTGGATATGGAATACATAGAAATATAGACCCTGGTGTTTTACAATCAATGGTATGGGCGTGTGCTACTTCTTGTGGTCTTTATTTAGGTGGTCAGTCTTTTGTTGATTCAGTGGTTCGTTCTGGTGCTATCAAAATACCGTCTTTTAAATCTACCAATGATGAAAAATAATTGTACTGGAATAAAATTTAGATTATATATAAACTTGTGCTAGACCGCCTAATTCCGTCAGGTCGTTTGGCAATCTCCTATGTAATGGTTTATCCGTTATGTTCTAAGGGTGGCTTCGGCTACCCTTTTTTATTATGGACATAAATTGGCTTGATCAATATGAAAACATGTGATAAGGTATGAAATACCCTTTAAACATGGAAAAGCTAATGTATTTACACTTTAATCGTTACGAAGAGTCAGAACGTATACAAAAATTAGGAATGGTTATTCCCTTTTCAAATACTGAACGGATGAATTTTGCATGTCCGCGACTCTGGACGTACAAACATATACAAAATTATACCGTATCCGAAAAAGCAGAAGCCTTAAGCTATGGTACGATATGGCATACTATACTTGAACATATACTTCTTAAGGTAAAAGATCAAGACAAGATTGATTCTGAAAACGCAATCACTGAATATGTGGAAGAGATTATTGATTCGGTTATAGAAAATTACTTTATGGAAAATGGAAATGAAGATTCTTTAAATGAAAATCATCAATTTGGATTCATACAGGAAATAAGAGATCGCATAACTTTAGCAATACCAGGATGGTATAGGTCGTGGGTTGATTTATTAGAGCGATTTAAAGTACTTGAAGTTGAGTTGGTTGTATGTGCGCCAATATTAGATTACAACGGTGAAATTGCTAAATTTCCAACTTATATCATGGAAAATGATAAATATGCTCGTCCTTCTAGGATTGGAGAATTAGAAGGCTCAAAATTAGTAGATATTCCTTATTACAAAATAGGAAAAATAGACGTTCTTTTACAGGAAAGATCTACATTGGATTTGTGGATATGTGACCATAAGACTAGTGGAAGTCCTGCTAATTATGAAAACTCAATTACTTTTGATGTGCAGCTTCCTTCCTATGCAAGTCTTCTTGATTACGAAATAAATTATGGTGCGCTTCAGAACTTAAAAGGTTGTGAAATCAGGGGTGTCATATATGATATTTCACATTCTAAAATTAAGGGAATACCAGATCTTCTTAAGTCAGGTAAGTTATCAAAAGCCAAAAATGCTGGTCTTACATCTTGGATATTTGAAAAAGCAATTGCCCATTATGAATTGGGAAGATCACAATATGCCGATCATATTGAGTTCTTAAAAAACAATGCTGATCCTAAAAAGAACTTTCAAAGATATTTTTATTTAAACATGGAAGATATAGATCGTTGTACCGATGAGGATTATGGAATCGCCTATAATATGTCCAACAAAAGGAAGTCCTTGGTAGAGATAACAGCAGATTCAGTAGTGGATTTTAATGCTATTTCATATCGTTATCCTATTTGCCAAAAGTATGGAAATTGTACGTTTTCTTCTTTTTGTCTTGCAAATACTCTGCCAGCGGTTATAGAATTAGAGATAGAAGATCAGATTAAATGGTCTTCTGAGTTACCAACCCTAACGTCAGATGATGACTTACCATTTTAGGAGTTTAAAATGGCTATTAAATTTAAAAGAGCAAAGACTTATTTAGAAAATAAGCAAGCGGCAGTAAAGGGGCTTATCTATGCTTCTCCAGGAACAGGTAAAACCTGGTTAGCGGCAGGGAGTCCAAATCCGGTAATTTTACTGACGGAAAAGAATGGAATTACTTCCGTTGCCCATAGCAATCCAGACGCTATTGTTATTGAATGCACCAATGCGGATGACTTATTTCAGGTGATCCTTGATGCTAAGGATAGCCAGCTAGATATAGAAGATGACGAAGGGAACGTGCATAGTATTCCTTTTGATACTCTTGTCATTGACTCTCTCACGGAGGCGCAAAGATTAATTCGTGATCGTATTTTATCTCGTGCCAACAGAGAAGAGATGATATTGAAAGATTGGAATACGTTGGCTAATCACATGCAGAGATTTGTTCGTGCAATGCGTGATTTGCCTTGTCATGTAATATGTACAGCATTACAAGAAGAAACATACGAAGATTCAACTGGCACTCGTCATGTAAAGCCACAGTTTGATGGTAAAAAAACTACACAGCAAATTTCACAATACTTTAATTTTGTAGGTTGGTTGTGTAAAAAACAAGGCAATAGTGGAGTTGATAGTGAATTGACTCCCAGATTTTTAATGCTTGACGGACCAAACAATGTAATGTGCAAGGCTGCACATCCAGTTATAGGAGTAATTGAAAATCCTTCGATAGCTAAAATTTTCGAGGATATACAAGGTTCTGGAGTTTCATCCCAGAAACAAGTAGAGGAAGAAGAAGTTAAGAAAGTAAAACCTTCTAAAAATAAACAATCACGTAGAAGAAGAATGGCTAAATAAACATTTACAAGGAGAATAAAAATGCCTAAATTTGACCCTATGGAATATCAAAATGAAAAATCCCCTAAATCTTATGAGGATCGTCCAAAAAAAATAACTGCTGGTAAAAAAGTATGTGTACCAGTTGGAGCAAAATTTAAAATAAAGAACGGCAAGAATGTTTTGGAAATAGGTTATGTCATCATTAAGGATTTAGAAAAGAAAGGTGAAGAAGGACTTATGTTCATTGATCAGTTCTATCTAACTCCGAATGCACTATTTATGTTGTCTAATTTTGTAGTTGCAATGGGATACCGAAAGCCATTTGACTATGAAGACATGGATGACATCTACAAGATTATGCTTCTTGGTCCATTTGAAGGTGTTTTCGAGGATAATTATTATAATGGAAAGACCTATCCTAAAATAAAATATTACAACACTACGCCAATAGAAAGAGCAGAAGACAATGAACCATGTTTTTCTGATAAAGAGTTAAAAATAATTAACGCAGGTGAGAGTTCGTGGGATAAACTATTGAAGTATCGCATGGATGATGCTGAACAAAGATATGGAACCTACGTTGACAAATTCGAACCAATCGGACCAGAAGAAGAAATCCCTTTCTAAAAAACACTACCTGGGCATTGACCCGGCATCAGAGGGGGCAGCAATTCTACTTAATGAAAACGGAAAAGTTGTCCTCTCTTTTTTATGGAAGAAAAAAAGATTTAAAAAGAAACCAATATTCGATCTTAGAATATATAATTTAGAAACCAACAAGGTTACAATGTTTCAGGCTCAAAGATTCTCAGATATAGGAAAACAGATAGCACAATCTCTTTCGGGATATACCGATGTAGATGTGGCTTGTGAAGATGCCTATTTTCGTCCGAATCCGAAAGCTACCATTGCTATAAGTCGTTTGTCCGGTTTAATCATTGCTCCGATTGAATGTCAATTTGATACGGATTGTGCCTGGACTCGTGCAGCGGAATGGAGGCATAAAGTTCTTCGACTGAATCCCTACACTAAGAGAGCGCAAGCTAAAAATGCCAGTCTTAAATTAATGCCGGGACTGGTTTCCAACCTTAACCTTGTATTGCATAAATTAGGTCGTCTTGATCACCTAACAGATGCTGCTGGAGTTGCGTACTGGTCTTATCAGAACTCAAAAACCCTTAAACCCTAATAACACATGACGGATATGACAAATGATTGAAAATATATATGAAGAATGGCTTTCTCTTCGGAGTCGCATTGGAAAACGTGGAAGTTCCATTTCAGATAAAAGAAAGCAAGTTCTCTCCTCCCTTCTTGAAAAACATAATGCAGAAGATCTAATTATGGTTTTAAAATATATAAAAACCGCGAATGATTTTTATGCTCGATTCATGAGAGGAGACAATAAGAAAAATAAAGATTACACAAATTTTGATTCTATCTTTAGGCCAACCAAAATGGATGATAAGATAGAGAAAGCACATCAATGGGAAGAGGCAAACCAACCTTATTCCGATGAAACTTTTTTTCCCTTTCAAATTGTGGGAGCATAACTTATGTCCTGGTGTACCATAATTAATGATACTGGATTTGCAGAAATAGCAAAGAAATTTAACATGAAAGAAAAGCGCATGAACTCATGGGGTCCATGTCCTGCTTGCAAGGAAACTCGTCGTTCAACAAGTGATAGTCGTGGTCCGATAGGGGTAACTCCAAATCAGCGTGGATGGCAGTGTTTTCGATGCGATGCCAAGGGTGATGTTGCAGATCTGCTGTCTTATCATCTTGCGGATAGAAGACTTCGTGAAGCTGGTAGGGTAGGTAATTTAGCCATATCTAAATGGCTAGTTGAGAACAATTATAGTGGTGACTATCGTCCTCCTCCAAAAGATTCTTTTAAATCTATATATAAACCAGAGTCAAATCCTATTATTAAATCCAAAGGCGACTTTAAATGGAGTCCAGAACTTCCGCAAAAGTTTCATGATCAATTATTCACCACTGCTGGAAATCCTGTTCTTCATTATCTTCTTAATGATCGGAAGCTTGATTTAGAAATAATAAAGCAGGCCAAATTAGGTTGCATGTGGAAAGATAAGGGGGGTGAAAGGGAATACTGGCTTTCTATTCCTCACATGGATAAAGATGGTCAATTCTGCAATATTCGTTTCCGTTCAATCCCTCCAGCTAAAAAACAGTATCGAGTATGTGCTGGTCGTCCATTGGTTTTATATGGAAGTGAATCTCTTATTGATAAGGAACAGCAAGTTGTAATCGTAGAAGGAGAGTTGGATGTTCTGGCTTTAAGGTCGTATGGTTTTACAGAAAATGTAGTGTCGGGAACAGCCGGAGCAGCAGCAAATTGGCCTGATGACTGGCTGGATACGCTTGAGGAATTTCAACAGTTTCTAATATGGTATGACAGTGATCAGGCAGGGGATGACGGGGCTTATAAATTAGGAAAAAAACTTGGTTTATATAGGTCATTTCGTATTGTAACCAATGAGTTCAATGATATTGGCGAAGCTCTGGAAAAGGGTATATCCGGAGATAAAATAGAAGAAATTCTAATTGAAAACTCACAACCATTTTTAAAAACAAACCTAAAGAAAGTTGATGAATTTGCTGATGAAATTGAAAACCTTATACGCAATCCGAATACATTAATAGGAATGCCCACCGGTTCTAAGAAACTGGATTCTGTATTGGGTGGAATAATGTCCGGATTATGGGTTGTTACTGGAGACACAGGGCATGGAAAAACAACTTGGGCTACCTGGTTATTGATGCAGCAGGCAATGATGGGAGTCTCTGTTATGCTGACAAGTTTTGAGCAGCGTCCGATAGGGACGGTTCAGAAGCTTCTTAGGGCTTACGTAGGTGGAGACTTTACCAAGGTTAGCGAAGAAGATCGTCGCAAGGCACTGGAAAAGATGAGCAAGATTCCCCTTCGTGTATTTGACCATTATGGTGAATTGAAATTTGATCATTTAATAGAGACTATACGATTTTCTGCTCGTAGACATGACCTTAAAATTGCTCTTATCGATCATCTTGGATTTCTTGTTTCTTCTTCTCGTAAATCGGGAGAAGACGAAAGACTTGTTATCGAAAGAATTGTGCGGAAACTTGCTACCGTTGCAGTACAGGATGACTTGACCATAATGTTGGTATGTCATCCTAATAATATGTCCATTGCGCAGCAGCGTAGGGTTAAGATAAGTGATTTAAAGGGGGCAAGTGCTATTCGGCAGGATGCTCATGTTGCACTGGTCGTTGAGCGTATGGATATGTGTCCTGACAGGGGATTTCCTGCCACAGCAATACATGTAGATAAAGTACGTTCCGAATTTGGTGCTAACGGATCTCGCTGCATAATGGCTTTTGATCCGCTCGCTTGTGTTTATGCGGATAACTGGGAGGATACACCGGCATGTAAACAAGGAAAGAAAATAATTATACCTCCCGCTAACGAGAAAAAACCTAAAAGGAGAAAGAAATGAGAAAATGGAAAACAATAAGACAAATAGATAATGATATTCCTGCTGGATCTGTTTTATCGCAAGTCAGAAACATGGATATAGTTTCTTCTACAAATGGAACTATGCAAAATATGCTTAGAATGAATCCCAATAAAAGTCTGGTGGTCGTTGATCATGGGGGTAAACAAAAAATACTCCAGGTAGGCAGAGATATTATTCCACACAGTCAGGGTGTTGGGAGTCGAAGATAAATGAAATGGGTTCTATTAAAGGACTGTATGTTTCATGATGATGATAAAAAAGAGTTTATAACTATAAAAAAAGGATCATCTTTTAACGATGTACCTTACAAAGACCAAACACAAAGAATTAAAGAATGCTTGAGAAATTGCTCTAAATTTAATCATAAGTTAAACGTTAAATTCATCGCATTAAATTGTGAAGGCAAGCAAAGAGTATTTGAAATTGGAAAAAGTGTTATTAGAAAGCAAGAAAGAAGAATTAGACGGATAAAACGACATGGACAAAATACAAGATAATGTAGTAATAAAAGTAGATTTGGATAACTTAGCTCAATCCGCATCTCAATTGGTTTTAAAAAAAATGCTTAAGGAGCGGTGGAGGGTCATTGCAACTGTCCCTGTGGATGACAACGGAACTCCTACATTGATCGTCATTCTTGCTCCTCCTGTTGAAAACATTAAAATTAATTTTCCTATGTTCCCCATGCTTGCGGATGTAGTAGTTATGATTTTGCTTTTTAGCATATTCGTAACGCTAGTTCTGGGGGCTCCAATTGTTTGAAAATTATCGTGGATTATTAAACGAAGTGTGTAGTAGATTCCCAATGATAGGGCAGTCTTTGATTCACCACAGAAATACTCGTGGTCAGCCAATGAGCTTTAAGAAGATGCCATACTTGGTTCCTCTATACGATGAGCTTCCTAAAATGGAAGGTGCTGACTTTAGAAAGGCAGTGCAGACTGGTTTGTCAGAACTATTTATTTGTCTTGCACTTTATCATGCCGGATGGCACGGAAAAATCGTAGCATACATCCTTCCTACTTTTGCCGTTCGTGACAGGTTTGTTTCTCAAAGAATAAATAGAGTTCTGCTTAATTCTAAACGCTATGCTTCCCTTCTTCCCAGAGCAAATGAAAACGCAAGACCTGGTTTAGGAAACAACAAGGTAAAGCAGTTTGGATCGGGAACTCTGATGTTTCTTGGCTCGAATACACAAGTAGACTTTGTGGAATTCTCTGCGGATTCGCTTATTATAGACGAATTTGATCAATGCGATCCTTCAAATCTGGCAAAAGCAAAAGACAGACTTAGAGCTAGTGATGATCCACGTATGTATCGTTTGGGTAACCCAACTCTTCCCAATGTTGGTGTATGTAAATTATACGATGAAAGCGATCAAAGAGATTGGTTTACTAAGTGTCCTGCATGTGGCGAATGGCAGGCATTGGACTGGTTCGTAAATTTTGTAACTAAAAACGATAAAGGGGAATGGGTTCCACGAACGAATCCTGATTTGAGTTTTGGAAGTAAAGGCAGAATGACCGATATAAATTTTGAATCCCTTACGGTTCTTCCTCAATGCACAAAATGTCATAAACCTTTTCATGTTCATGGGGAAGGAGAATGGGTTGCGCGATACCCTTCAAAATCTCGGGCTGGATATTCTCTTAGCAGACTCAATGTAATTGGTGAAAATTGCAATGACCTGTATAGAGAATGGGTGTTGGCGCAGGGAGATCTTAACAGACTATCTTCTTTCTACACTTCTGTTTTAGGTCGTGGATTCGAATATTCGGGTGCAAGAATAACTGCGGAAATGCTGTATGGTTGTGCGGAAGAGCAAGGTGATATTGATTATGGAGGAGGGGATGATTACCGAAATGAGATTGTATCAATGGGAATTGATGTTGGTAATGCCTTGAATGTCCTGGTAAG